AATCTCCGCCAGTTGCTCCGTTGTCGTTTCGTCAGTCATCGCTCGCATCTCCTTCAGAATGGTACCTCATCACCCCAATCATTCACCGGCGTGACCAACTCAGCCACGCGCGTGGGCTTTTCCTCAGCAAACTCAACCTTGACAATCCGGTCGAACTGACCGTCTTTTTTGACCAGCAGCCGTGACGGCTTCCGGCAGGCTCCCCGGTTCAGGGCCACCACGGCCTCTGCCACTGTCCCCGGCACCGGAAACTGGCTGCGGTCCTGCCACCACTTGAACGCCTTTTCAAATGCAAACCCATTGTGTTCAAAACACACCCATTCCCGAACCACGATCCACGCCAAATTCCCCGGGGGCATGGTGTCATCACTCACCTGATAACTCACGCACAACGTCGGGGGCTTTTCTCCAGCCCCGCGTTTCTGGTGGAGGTGCCAGTCCATCCGCTCCACGTCGTACCACTGCGGGGGCAGCTCACCGACAATCGCCGATTTCGTGTCCATCTCGCTGCCGTGTCTTGGCTCCCTGTCCATCTCCCTCACAAACATGTGCCCGCATTCCGTGCACCGCACCGCAGACAATGCACACTCTGCCCGGCACTTTGGGCAGACCTTTGAGGGTGCCTCTGACCCGTCCGCGTTCCGTGGTTTGCTCACCCCGTAATCGTCAGAATCCAGTGCCCCATGCCGCTGCAGATTGCCCCCAAAATCCAGAATAAGACAATCCGTTTTGCCGTCCGCCATCCGCAGCCCACGCCCGACAATTTGCGCGAACAGACCGGGTGACATTGTCGCCCGCAGGACTGCTACCGCGTCAATCCGTGGCGCGTCGAATCCTGTTGTCAGGACATCGACATTCACACACCACCGCAAATGACCGGCCCGGAAATCTGTCAGCACTCGCTGCCGTTCTATCGCAGGTGTTTCGCCAGTCACCAGTCCCACGTCCTGCCCTGTCAGATCCCGCAGGGCTGCTGCCACCTGTTCCGCGTGACTCACACCCGCACAGAACACCAGCACACTGTTCCGGCCTTCGCACGCAATCGTCAACTCACAGCAGGCAGCGTGGATGATGTCATCGCCGCTGAATGCTCGCTCCATTTCAGCCGCCACAAACTCACCACCACGGACCGCCACCCCCTTCAGATCCGCTTGCGAGTCTGCCGGATTGTTGGTCAACTTACTGAGATATCCACCCTCGATCAGCGTTCCTGTTTTCGCTTCATAGCAGACCCCCGAGAACAGCCGACCATCACCGCACAGACTGCCCTCGTTTGTTCGGTATGGTGTCGCCGTCAGCCCCACGCAAAACATCCGGGAATTCAGCTTCCGCAGCTCCGCCAGAAACTGCCCGTACATGCTGCCCGCATCGTCGGAAATCAAATGCGCCTCATCAATCACCACCAGCCCACGTTTACCAAACTCCGCCGCGTCCCTGTAAACGCTTTGAATCCCGCAGCAGATCACCGCGCTGTCAATGTCCCGTTGTTTCAATCCTGCGGAATTCAGCCCCACGTGCAGCCCCGTCAGCCGCTCAATCTTCTCCGCGTTCTGCTGCAACAACTCTTTCCGATGCGCCAACACCAGCACCCGTTGTCCCCATTCCACAGCCTGCCGAATCAGCAGTGCAATGACAATGGATTTTCCCGCTCCAGTCGGCAGGACGATCAGCGGATTCCCCTGACCGCTGCCGATGTACTGCCACGCCGCCGCGTTTGCTTCTGACTGATACCACCTTGCTTCCATCGCTCGCATCTCCCCGCCAAAAATCCCGGCAGGGTTTCTGCTGCCGGGACTGCATACCGCCAACACACACCCATCAGCCGAACGGATTTGCCATCTGCCCCGCAGTGGGGGCTGGATAGCTGGTCTGTGTCATCGGCTGCCCGCTGCTGCGCTTGACGGCATAGCCCTTGACCTCGTTCGACTCACGGCCCTCGTACTCACGCACGTCGACCGTGACTGTCAGCAGCCTATTGTGCAACTGCACAGAATCGCCGGGATTCGGGACACCCACAGAATCCTGAATGGCCTTCAGCCGCTGCTTTGCAATTGAGACCGCCTGCGCGTTGCTGTTGAACAGGTTAAGCCGATCCCAGATTTTCCGGCCCTTGTACGGACCATCCTGAACCTGCAACACCAGTTCGAGGAACTGCCCGCTGCCGTTCTTCGTCGGCTTCAGTTCGCTGTCTGTGATGACAGCCTGATACTCACCGGCTGGCAGTGCTCCCCGTGGGGTTTCCGCCTCAACACCGGACATGTCGATACCTCGCAAACTCGCCATCTCAATCAACCTTTCGCATCTGAAGAACCACTCACCAGAAATTGAGCATACGCAGCCCAACTGAATTCAATCTCCTCCGGCATGGCCAGCCTGTTTTTGGCCAGTGCTGTTGGAGTCTCGACACACCTGACAAACCGCTCGCCGTTGCCCGACGCAATCACGCGGTCGCGGTTGAAACCCTGATCTTCCTTTTTCGTAAACACCCGATATGACGCAAACAGCACCTCATCGCACCATTCCTGCAGCAGTGCCGATGCCGTGTCATGCAATGCGGGCTGGTATCGGTCGTAGCTTTCCGCTGTCGGGTCTTGGTGTTTTTTGATGGCACAATGTGCCAGCAGAATGATACCAATTCCCTTCTCTTTTCGCAGCCAATCCAGCCCCGTCAGCAGCTTATCCCAATACACCACGGCAGACTTGTAGCCCGCACCATAGCCAATATCGGCAATCGACTTCTTTCCGGCGTCCGCTGCCACCTGCGCGTGGATGATGGCCTCCAGCCAGTCCACCGAATCAATCGCCAGCCAGCGGAACTCGTGCTTATTGTTCGCCAGCCACATGATAACCGCGTTGACCTGTTCCCAGGTCTGCACCTGATCCGTGCGGGCGCAGTCGATGTCGTTCAACCCGTCCTCGACGTTCAAGAACAGCACACCGGGGGCCTGTGCAGCCCAGGATGATTTCCCGATCCCGTGTGTGCCATACAGCATCACGCGCCGAGGAACTTGTTTTTTGCCTGTCGTAATCTTCACCGCTCGCATCTCCTGAAAACAACCATCGTACCTCAGCCCACTGTGGGCTGATTCGTTTCTGTTTTGCTGCCCTGCAGCAGCCGCTGAACCAGATCCGGGTGCATCCTCTGGCGAGGAATCCACGGCATCTCCCCAGGATCCCACTGGCTGCCGGGACCAGTCCGGCCAAACTCGCGGTCTTCCCGGTCTTGTGCCATCGTCTCCGGCACCCCGAACCACGCCCCAAACTTATCCCCGCTCATTGTGCCTGCCTCTCTACTGTCCACCGGCTTTTTCCCCTGGCGTCCACGTTCTCAGTCAGATTCCAGCCCCGCACACCACCCGCCGCCGCCAGCAGATTCCGCACGTTCAGTTCTGATGAATACCTCGCGGGGAGTATCAGCCGTTCGCCGGGCTTCATGGCCTGCAGCCGCGCCACCAACCGCCGGTCAATCATCATGGTTTGGCCTTTCATCCAGCTCCGCCCGGAGAATCTCGACGTCTCGAGGTGCGGAAAATGCCAGCCGTGCCCGGTCGCCGCGAATCTCGACCATAACCACCTCAATCGTCACATCACCGCACCGGATGATTACGGACTCCTGCGCCTTCCGCCCCAGCGTCAGCACGCCGTTGCCGTCGCTGTTTGTCCTGAATTTTTTGACCTTGCTGACCGGCTTTGGTGCGCCCATTGGGACCGCTGCCACTGCTGCCTTCGTGCGTTTCATGTTAGCTCCCAAATCTCTAACAAGGTGAATCCCTCAGTTTCGTTCGTCCACAACTTTTTGACGCGCAAATCAGCAACCTGACAATCATCACGCCAATGCTCACTCAGGGCGTCGAGTATAGCCTTCCCGATGTTGTCGGGATCTGGTTTTTGTGCGTGATACTCGACGGCCAGTGCTTCTGCTTTTTTTGCCTTGCTCCAACTTTTGGGTATCGGCAACACGGCCACAATATGCACCGCCACCGGCCCCACAAACACCGGCCAGTGTTTCGTGGCCTCTGCAATGCGCCGCTTGTATGCGTGCACCGGGTGCCGCTTCGGAAGATACACCCGAGCGAATCCGCCTTGTGACGAAACCCGATGTCTTGGCTGTGCCACCGGCGTTCCGGGAATCTCAATCCATCGTCGTTCAGAACTCAAAGTCCAGCCCTCCCAGATATGACGCTCGGCACCTGTGCACCTCCTGTACCTCGACCTCCGGACTCCCGTTGCTGCCCATTCGCTTAAGTCGCTCCAGCTCGGGCCACTCGGCCTGTATCTCCAGACACCGCTGCCGGATTTCCTCGGGTGTGGGATCCACCTCTTTACTCGGCATCCGATAGCCGATCCGGTTGGCGGTCACCCGCACCCGCTCGCCTGACTCCAGCTCGATAACGTACAGCCAGTCTGCGTCCCGGTCTGCTGCAATGCAGTGTGTGACCGTGCCCGGCTGCCAATCGTCGTCAGTGTCCATCAGGAC